ATAGTGTCCATAATACGAACGCACCAGTAATCCACGACTTACCTACACCACGAAACGCCTGCACTTGCAAACGCTTCGGGCCGTTCTGTAGGTAGTCCGCAATCGCGTACTGTGCCCTCGTAGGACTTGGCAAGCCCAGCTCTGCCCACAATGCCTGTAGGAAGAGCTTAAAGTCTTGCTGTAGTAAAACTAGGGAATTTTCCATTTTTTCGGTTTATTATTTTCTAGTTACAGGAGCAGTTGGAGGAGCATCGTCACCACCTTTCTTTTTCGGAATCTTTCTACCCGTCTTAAATACTGGTAAAGGATTCTTCTTAAAGAATTTTTCTGCTTGCTGAAGTATTAGACGTTCAGTTTCACTTACATTCATTTTAGGTTTGACACCTTTTTTAGTACCAATAAGTGGGCCAAGGAAATCAGCAGCAAGTCCGGGTTCTAATTTAATTAAAAGATCTGTTTCTCCACGTTTCTGTGCGTCAGCTAGTGTTTCACCAAGATTATCCATTAGATCATATATAAAGTCAGTTACTTTTTCTGGATCTACATTAGACTTCTCAATTAGACTTCTTGCTGTAGCTTCTGCCCAGCCTTTTAGTTCTCTAGGAACAAGTCTAGACGCATCTACATTAGGTCTTACATCTAAATCAGACGCATCAATACCTAATTCTTCATATAGTGTTGCTAAGTTTTGCTCAGAAACTTGTGTAAGATTATATACAGACTCCTCTATACTAGGAGCAAAGCCTAACATTCTCTGTAGTGCTTCTGGATCATCTGCTCTAGCTCCTCTAGCTAAGTTACCCTCTGCACCAACTCGTTGAATTTCACCGTCTGGGCCTATGTTATAAATACTACGAGCTCTTTCTAAAAATATATTGTCAGGTCTTGTAGCACCTGTACTATATTGTTCTAGTATTTTTTGTACAGAAGTTGCATGTCCAAGATTATAGTGTGGTTGACCTCTTAGACGTTCCATACGAGTTAACATAGCCTCGTTTAAGTCACCCATAGTTTTTATATCTTTACCTTTACGTATCTTACCTTGCTCTATTTTATTTACTGACGTATCATTGTCTTTAATTATATTTGACAAGTCTGCTGGTGTCATCTCTAAATATTCTGCAAGATCTCGAAGATTCTGTGCAGCACCTTTATCTGTTGCAGCTGGCAAACCCTCACGTAACTTAACATTCATAAAGTTTCTTAGACCTTTTATATTTCTAACTCCATCAAGATAAAATCTTCTCATTTGTTTAGCCGTCATTTGATTTCGTTTATCTCCTATACGGCTCATAGCATCTTTTATATCGTTAAGAGTAGGTACAATATCGGCATCTTCTCTTTTAAGATATGGCCTTTTATTTACAGCTTTCTTTTTCTTCTTTCTTTTATCCAGTTCCATAACTAAACCTTCGACATCATCTGCTGGAAACTGGTCTTTAAGTTTCTGTATTATACTAGCTACTCTACCAGCCGCCTGTGTCTTAAAGTCTTGTACACCTTTTTGTGATATAGATGGCAACTGTTCTTGTGCTTCTGTCAGCATCTCTTGTACTTTAGGTATCTTACTAATCTTAGTATAGATATTTCGTACAATACCAGCTGTACCAACTCCTATAAGAGATCTGCCCCTAGTAAGAAGAGCCTGTTCAAAACTAAAGTCAGCTCCAGCTATACCTTCATCTGGATCTGGTTCTTGTTTTTCTTCTTCCTCTTCTTTTTTCTTGGCTCTATCTTTTAGAAAGTTCTCACCCGATACTTCTTTGTCATAAGCTTCTTGATTTTGACGTTCGTATCGTTCAAGTTCTTCTTTTAGTTCTTCTTCTTCGTTCATCTAATGTGTGATAGAATAGTTTGTTCTCGTTCAGTGATGCCGAATGTCGACCTCATCCAGTCCAACCAATTCTTACTACCTTTTTCCTGATTGCATCGCCGACAAGATGGCACGAGATTCGTCGTTTCATCTCTACCGCCCTTACACTTAGGGCGTACATGGTCGATGGTAAGTTGTTGTAATTCATAAGTTCCTCCGCAATAAACGCATTGACAATTAAAGTGCTCTTTGATAGCTCTTCTCCAGAGCCGTTTTGAATCTGAACTTGTCATGGTTATTAAGTTGTGTAAATAGTAATCAGGTGTTGGTAGTAATGGGGTCATTTTTTGCGACTTTTACGGTTAATTGATGGCTTTTGTTTTCTGCCCTTGGTTTTGCTACCCTTATAATGTGCGGCATCGAGGCCGTCACGGTTGCCATATGTACCAAGTTTTTTATTAAGTTTGTTCGCATTGACTCGTATTGCTAAACCTTTCGGTGTTTTGTTGTATTTAGACTGCTGCTTGCGTCGTTTTGCAGCAGCCTTTGGATTTTTCTTGTAGTAACTAGAAGTTTTTGCCATAGACTTTTCTCTTGACTAAAGATGGATCTACAGTCGGTATGATCTTGTTGAGTTTGTCCAAGGGACTACCCTCGTAAGCGACACCTGTGATGTCATTGGTTTTCAGCCAATCACAAGCTGCCTTTAGATCTTGTACTGTTGCTTCTCCACTCTTGATTCTGCGTAGAAAGTCCTCTGTAACAAGGTAGTGTAGCTCGTTAAAACTCTCTTCGGTTGCTTTCTTAGGTATAATCCTTGGATTTTCGTTCATTTCTTTTTTGCTGCTATACGTGCTTTAGCCATAGCTTTGGCTCTGTTTCTGTTTTTTTCTTTGTTTTCAGCTCTTTGTGCACCGGCAGTACCACGCCTAGCAAGAGTGCCTTTTTCAGTTTTGATAAATCTGCTTTCACGTGTTTTAGGTTTTTCAGATTCAAAGTCTTTCATAGTAACTTCTCTTCTAGGTGCATCAAAATCTCTTTGCCCAAAAACAAGTTCGTCGTCTTTTTTCTTTTCCTCATCCATTGAATATGTTGTAGCCACTATTCCTCCGGTAATAAGTTTTTCTTGACAAGAGCTGTAAGCTTGTCGTCTATTGTATTGTCAGTAGTCTTACTGTATGCTTCTAGTAGATTTACTACAAGTTGTTTTACAGCTTTGCTGCCCATAAACTTGAACAGTATTGGTTTAATTAGTGCAATCATTAGAATGATGGGGTTGTTAGGTCTGCTGTATCTTCAGCTTTTTTAACAAAACGTCCGTGCTCGTCACGCTTTGCTGTTTTCTTTTTTCTCTTTGGTTTTGCATCGGCAGCTGCTTGTGCTGCGATTTGATCTGATAGTGTGCTCATTTTTGCCAAGGCCATTTTTTCTTAGGTTTGGGTGGTTGTAAGGCAGATATAGGTACGACATCTTGGCATAGCACTACCATTTCTGATTTAGGATGGAATGTAAAGCCACGCTGTCTAAGTTCTGCACATTTCAACGCACGGACTAGCTCATAGTCTAGTCTCATTTTTTCTTCCTGACGTTTAGCTATATCTCTACATTGCTGTAGACCTTTACGATCTAAGGGAACCATAAAGTTAACTTGAAAGCCCCAGTTTTGACTAATGTTGTAACCATCTTCAACCTCTGGTTTTGTATCATTACCCATATAAAAAGGACTAAACGTCATAGTAGACCCATTACATTGTATGTTTGGGCCATATACCTGACGTGACGACGCACCGTTGTTTTGAAACTGTACGGCTTGGTTCGTCACATTACCCGTAGCTGCTGCCACAGGATTTGATTTATTTACTGTATCTCCTTCTGCAAGTACAGGTGTTACTGAGAGAAGACAGAGAGCGATGTAGTAGTAGAGTTTATTGTAAAGTTGCGTGTATAATCTCGCTGCTCTACTATGCCTGCTGCTCTTGTTGTTGTTTCTAAACTCCATGGATTTGCTGTGTTAGTTACAGAAAATGTTGTACCACTGGTAGCAATGTCTGCCGACGGAGTTACATTTGTCCCAGACCAAGTGTTTACGGCTGCACCGAATACTTGCACTTGCTCTGTCTCGACGATAGTTTGAGTTGTAGTTGTTGTACTGTTCATTGACCCTGTTGTAAACTGAGGGGTGACAGTGTTTGCTCTTGCTACTGCGGGTGATAACAGGGCTAAGAGTATGATTAGTTTTTTCATACTTTTGGTTGTTTGTCTTTTTCGCCTTTTGTTCTACCTGTAGATAAGCCAAAGGTTGCTAGGGCTCCAGTAAAAATCGAGGCGACGAACGTGATATCGGACGATGCTCCAGTCTTTTTGACCATAGGTAGCTCTACATAGTTTAGTGTAATTATAAAACCAGACCAAATGACTACACCTAGACGCACTATTGCACCTAGAACTGCCATCTGTTCGTCATGGTCATCTATGTTTTCTTTGAGTTTTCTGAGCATGTTTTTCTTTTCTGGCGGTTTTGTTTCCATTTGTTTATCTTGCCTTGTAAGAACTTTTGTATTTTATCTTTCAACGCATTGATTACAGGTTGTGTAACAGTCGCAGCTGCTACAGCAGTTACAGCAGTAACCGATGCAGCGACTAAGACTTCTTGCGAAGGTAAAGTGATACTAGGTAAGGGCGGAAAGTGTATTTTTGGTGGTGGGTTTTCTTCTGTTTGCACCTCCTTTGTACCTTCGGGTCTTCGTAAATCGCTCGGAGGTACGACCAAAGGTTGATATGAGGGAACATCTGCTGTAGGGAGAGGTAATGATGGGGTTTGTAGCTGTACTGCATCTGGCAGTTTAATGGTAGGCAGTTCTATGCTGCCACCTCCATAACTGTTATTGATGAAACACAGTTTGTCATGTAAGTGTAGTTATCTTGAACTGGAGAAGTATTAATACCAATGGTGTAACTAGAACTGTATGGACAATGTGCTTGTAGTTTATAGGTTGTAGCAGACGTTGTATTTGGCGAATCTAAAAAACTTTGAGCTACTGTCATTGCATTTACAGACGATGCTTGATAAGTACCAAAAGCACCTCTACTTTGACTTGTAGCACTTGCGTTTTGATCTCCAATAAAAATTGTGCTATCACTATTTCTTACTAAACGCATAGTGTAATATACACCATTTGCAAAAACAACAAGAGAATAATCAACCAAAATTTTACTAGAGGTTGAGCTAGGTGTAATACTAACGCTCATGCCTGTAATATCAACTAAAGTTTGTGAATTTATAGTCTGTTTACCTGATTTTACAGCTTGTTTAACTTGAAGAATTTTACCAGCACCACCATTAGGAAACGCTACCTTACCATCTGAACTAAGCGTAATCCCGTCAGAACTAGCTGACGAGTTACGTATTGAGTCTACGATTATTCGAGACATTGTCTACCCTCCTATGGTTTTGGGTGATCTGCCTTTACCTTTGCAACGTGATCTTTCCATGTAGTAGTTCCGTTTACTGCGTCCCAATACTGCATGTCTAGTTGATCGCCTATAGAGGCGTAAGCTGCTGCCCTGTCAGACTGATATTTGATTGCTGCGGCTGCTGCATCTAATGATGTTCTAGCTGCTGCTACTTTGACAGCATCAAGTGTAACTGAGTTGCCGTCTTTGTCAAACGCTCCAGCGGAGTCGTCTATTGATACTACTGTGCCTGCATATGCAGAGTAGATTGCTTCATGATCTAATGCCATTGTTTAAAAAAATAATTGTTTGTTTGTTAAGCTGCTACTTCTATAGCTGTTATTGACGAAACTGGATTTGGCACATAATTATAATTAGTGTCATTGATTGGTCTATTAACGTAGATAATATAACTAGAATCGTGTGGAGTAGTAGCTGTTAATTTATAAGTTGTTGCAGACGTTGTATTTGGAGAGTCTAAAAAAGTATGACTATAAGTTTCACATTCGTAACTATTTTGAGTTATCGCAGCAACAGTACAATTAACTTGATTACCAGTAGCTTCACCTTTAAAAATATCGGTGCTACCTCTAACAAGATTAATCATTCCATATGAACTGGTTGCAACACTTACTGAAAACATTACTAGAATTTTACTAGAAGCAGAACTAGGTGTAATTGTTACGGACATTCCAGAAATATCTACAAAAGTTTGTGACTGTATTGTTTGTTTATCTGTTTTAGTTACTTGAACAACTTGAAGAATTTTACCAGCAGTTGTTGTTGTAGCTACTGTACCATTTACATCTGGCAAAGTTAAGACTCTATGTGCACCACCTGTTGTTGATGCTGGAGCCTGTAAGGATACTGACCCAGAGGTTGATCCGACTAATTTTACGGTCATGCTGCTACCTCCATTACTGTTATATGTGATAAACTCACAGGATAGTAAATTGAATCTGAATCAGTTATACCTCTATTAAGGTATATGGTTTGCCCGTAACTATCTGTCCATTGAATTTTATATGTTGTAGCACTCGTAGTATTAGGACTATCTAAAAAAGCATTGTCCATTGTTGTAGTTTGGTAACTTTCACTATTACTCCACGTGATATTTGAAACTCTAGGTCTAGAACCTACTTGGTCACCTATACCTATAGCTGTACTATCTCTCATAATTCGTGAGAATACAGTATAGTTACCTATTGTAGTAGCAACATGTAGGTGAAAAGAAACTAATATCTTACTAGAGGTTGCTGTAGGAGTAATACTTACGGACAGCCCTGAAATATCCTGAAAAACAGTGCTGGTAACAGACGCACTTACACGACCAGTTTGAGTTGCTTGTTTTACTTGAAGAACTTTACCCGTATCTATACCAGATAAACTGCTTCCACTAAAAGTTGTTGCGGTTACTAAACCGCTTGTTCCGTTTATTGTTACTGGCATTTATATTATTGTCCATGTTTCGCCAGAACCTACAGTAACTGTAGCTCCTGAGTTTACTGTGATTGGCCCAAAACTACCAGCGTTCATGTTATTAGTAATCGTGTAGCTAGTTGTTACTGTAGTGCCGTTCTCCCAAAAGATCTTGTCCGACCCACCGCCGCTAGCACCAGCAGCAGCTTCAGCCCATGTAAGGCCACCAGCTGCACTGGACTTAGCAGTCAGTACATAATCATTCGTAGGAGTATTGTCTATATTAAGATCGGCTTCTTTGATAGAACCATCTTTGATTCCGTC